GTGCTCCGGATCGGCCGCCGTGACCACGAGCCGCTCGACATCGAACAGCGCCGCGATGTGTTCGAGCGTCGTGCCGCGCGCGTAGGCGAGCAGCAGGCCGCGCGCCTTGTCGTTGATGAGCTGCCTCAGTAGGACTTCGCGATAGGCGTTCTCCTGAAGGACGCGCGTCACGGGCTCGGATTCGAGCGCGAGCGTCGCGGCGATTTCCGCCTGGTGCTCGGGCGGATACAGCGACACGAGGCGCGCCTTGCGCTCGGCGAACAGCGTCTCGAAGTCGAGCGGGTCGACGATGTCCGGCGCGGGGAGCTGCGAAAGATCGATGGGCGTGCTTCTCATGCTGTTCCTCCGTTCGTCATCGGCACGCGCAGCGAGACGAGCTCGTCTTGCTCGTCGGTCCAGCCTTCGATGTCGACGAACTGCCGGCCGGCGAAAGCATCGGCGGCGGCTGCCGAAATCTGAACGCGCGTGACGGTCAAGCGCGGCTCCCACCGCATGAGCGCGGTCGCGATCGCCGCGTACAGGCGAATCCGGGTTGCGCCGTTGGCGGGCGCGTCGATGAGGTCGGGCAGTTCCGAGCCGAACGTGCGGCGCTGGATGCACGAGCCAAGCGGCGTCGAGACGATGCGGCCGATGGACTGCGCGAGGTGATCGAGCCCGGACATCGAGCGGCCCGTCTCTGCGTTCATGCCCCTCATAGCGGCGGACTCACTTCAGCCGATTCGCCGCGCGCCTGGTGCGTGTGGTGCGGCACGCTCTTGCCCATCGAGCGCACTTCGCCCGTGAAATCGGCCGCGCCGTCGATGCGCATGACGTGGCCGCCGCCGGCGCTGCCCGAGCCCGTCATGCCGGACTTGAACACGAGCGGCCCTTTCACGAGCAACGCGCCCGTGCAGGTGGTCTGTTCAGCGTCGAACGTGACCGACGCGGCTTTCACGGTCGCCGACTCCGTCTCGACCGTAACCGACACGGGCGCGATGAGGCGCACCGTCGCGCCGGCGGGCAGTTCGGCCGTGAGCGCATGCGCGTCGTGGTCGTAGCTCACGCGCGCGCCGTCCGCGTAGACGCGGGTGTGGGTGTTCGGCAGGTTGTCCGGCGCGGGGAACGCGTCGGAGAACACGCCGCGCAGCGCGACGCCTTGCGCAAGGTCGCCCATCGCGCCGAGCACGACGACTTGCTCGCCCTTCGTCGGCGGCAACCATTCGCGCGTCGCGCCGGCCGAGGGCGTGAGCCAGGGAATCCAGTTCGTTTGCAGGCCGTCGTCGTCCGATTCGCCGATCGCCACGCGGCAAAGTGCCGCCTTGTGGTCGACATCGAGAATCGAGCCTTTGCGCACGGCGTTGCGTGCTTGTCGTTGAATTTCGTTCGCATCCATACCGGCAATGGTGCCGGTCGCCCGCGCGTGGCGCGAGCACTCGCCTTTGTCGTGCCGCCGGGTACAGCGCACTCGTGATCCGCGCAGTGAAACGTGCGTCGACAATGGCCGCTCGACACACGCAATAGTGCGGGCGGCTCGTGCCACGCGCGCATTTCTACTCTCGCAACACGATGACGATTCACGCTACCGACGCCGCGCCCGCGGCCGATCTTTCCCCGCTACTCGACCGACTTCACGCAATGGATGCGCTTACGCTCGCGCGCATGCTGCCCGACGCGTCAATCGACATGGTGTTCACCGATCCGCCGTATTCGTCGGGCGGACTGCACACGTCGGCGCGCTCGCGGCCGCCGAGCACGAAGTACATCAATAGCGACACGAAGACTGTCTATACCGACTTCGAGAGCGACAACATGGACCAGCGCGCGTGGGCGTTCTGGTGTCACGCCTGGCTGAGCGAATGCCGCCGCGCGTTGAAGCCGGGCGGGCTGCTCGTGAGCTTCATCGACTGGCGTCAGCTCCCGACGCTGACCGATGTCGTGCAGGCGGCCGGCTTGATCCTGCGCGGCGTCGCGGTATGGGACAAGACGCCCGGTCGCACGCGGCCGCGGCGCGGCGGCTTCGCGCAGCAGGCGGAATTCGTCGTATGGGCGAGCCGCGGCGCGATGCGCGACTGCGAGGTGTATCTGCCGGGCGTGTTCCCGTGCCGCTTGCCGTTGCCGAAGCAACACGTGACCGAGAAGCCGCTCGACATAGCGCGCGAGGTCGTGCGGCTCGTGCCGGCCGGCGGCGTCGTGTGCGATTTGTTTGCCGGATCGGGCACGTTTCTCGCCGCGGCGCGCGAGGCCGGCCTACATTGGATCGGGTGTGAGACGAATGCGGCGTATCACGCGATCGCATTGCATCGCTTGGGTATGTCGAGCGACTCAGCGCTTCAGGTCACTTAACGACCCATGTCGCTTGCGCTCGATCGCCGCGCGCATGCTTCAACTCGGAGACAGGCGGGCCGACAACCATGTCCGAGCGTGAGTGTCTTCGACAGCCAGTCGTAAAAGTGTCGTCGGCCAGTTCGTGAACTTTTAAAAATGTTCAGAACGCTTATGTGATGCGAACTATTTTATGTTGAGTGGTTTCGTGTCCCGATTAGGAATTACTCCCTCGGTGCCTGTCCAACCTGCATACTTCACATCCGATGCATGGGGGTCTACGACAGAATAGACGCCGACGCCAGCTGAGCTGGATTTGACTAGAGCATAGCCCTTCGGTGCAGCGAAATTGCATCCGGTACCCAACAGTGATCTGCCTAGAGGATCATTTCCAGTGTGGCACGACAAGAGATACAGCGTCACATTGCGCTGGTTGAGCGATGTTCCGAACGGCACAATCTGATCCTGCCGCATATCCTTCGGTGGATTGCCCATGGCGATCTCAAAGGTGTTGTTATTGCCATGACTCATAATGGCGAGATAGCCACCGTTATCAACCGAATCGATCTGCGACCAAAAGAAATCAGTGCTATTTGTTAGCGCGACTCTTGTGTAATTTTTGTTCTTGAAGTAGTCGAGCAAATCCTTGTTGGCCTCGTTCGCGTCATATAGAAACAGTTTGCTAGGCATCGTAAGCCTCCTGGAACAAAGCGGCATCTATGAAGACCAAGCACGCACATCGGATGTCGAGCGAACAGACTGTGCAATCCGCGCGTGCGTGACGTGCAGCCTATCTAAGCGTTGGATTCACACAACTCCAATTTTTGGTAGGTGCGCGACGATTTACCGAGTCAACTCGCGAAGGAGCCGATCGCGCACGAGCTCGCGATCGGCATCCGAGAAACCGAGCACGACGCGAACCGGATACTGCGCGAGCGGCCCGCCCGGCTCGACGGGCGCTTTCTGACCCTCCTGGTGGACACGTGCGATGCGCGAGAGCCGTTCGTCGAAACCGATCGCGAGGCCCGTACTGTCGACATCGATGCGCAGATAGCGCGCGGTGCGCAGCTTCCGGAACATCGCCTCGCGCTTGACGCGGCCGGCCTTCTCGCGCAAGCGCTTGCCGCCCGCCTTCACCTTCCGCGGCTCGTACGCGCTGCCGTCCGGATTCCGCTGCGCGGCGACGCGCGACTGCTGCGCGCGGCGCAGATCGCGGCCGAGCTCTCGCAGCAGTTGACGGCGGGCCGCCGGCGACAGCTTCGCGAGCAACCCGCCCGCCCATCGTTCGAGCGCCTGAAGATCGTCCGTCATGAGAGCCACTCGTCGGCTGCGTCGTCGATGTGCTCGACCGTGCGGTTGCCGGCTTCGTCGGTGCCGACCACGACGCTTTCCGACAGCTTCACCTTGAGCCCGAGGTCGACGGCGTTGTTCGACAGGATGTCGGCGACGAACGTCATGCCGTTGCGGCGCTCGTCCCGATTCGTCACGAGGTCCGGCTGATTCGCGCGCGCCCATTCGACCACGGCGATCATCACGTCGTCCGGGTTGCCGATGAAGTCGCGAATGATGATCTCGCACTCGTATTCATAGTCGAACGACGCCGTGCGCGTGCCCGTCGCCTCGATCCGGCCTTCGTTGACGAACACGAGCAACTGGTCCGGCGAGGCGTTGAGCTGCGGTAACGCGGCGACGAGCGCGGCGCGTAGGCTGCTCGGCTTATTCATGGCCGTCCGTCCGCCGCACGCGTGCCTGACACGTCGCGATCATGTCGACTTCGGACGCGCAGCGCGCCCACGCCGCGCGCGCGACGTGCAGCGCGTCGCTGAGTTCACCGTTGGTTCGCGGCGCCATCGCCGGCATCGTGCACGGCGTCACCGCCGCGCATTCGTTGAGCGAAATCGTCGGCACCGTTGAGGGCGGGGCTTGCGTGCAGGCGCACAACATCGTCAGGCAGAGCGCCAGCAGCCCAGGCGCGCACGGCGGCGTTTTCATCGATCAGTCTCCGCAGTTCGTTTCGATAGGTCGCGAGCGTCGCGTCGACGCCGGCGCGTGCGCGCTCGAGCTGCGCGCGCTGCGCGTCTTTCGCCTTGGCATCGGCCAACAGGCGCTCGATCACGGCGGCGCTCGCCTGCGCGTCGTGTTTCGCGCGACGCGCGTCGTCGGTCGCCCGGTCGAGCTGCGCGCGCAGCGCGCGGCCGTGCTGACAGCTTGCGACGAGCGCGATCAACGCGAGCAGCGCCAGCCACGGCATGAGGCGCGAGAGGTTCATGCGGCCGCCTTGCCCGTGCCGGCGTACTTCGCATACGCGCGGTCGAGCTTCACGTCATACAGGTTGATCGCGAATTCCGGGCCGTTGTAGCCTTCCGCGAACGCTGCCCACTTCCGGGCACGAAGCGCCGCTAGCAGCTTCTTGTCGGCCGCGACGTACCGCACGAACGCGTCGAGGTGCTCGGCTTCGCCCAGCTCCATACGGGACACGAATTCGTCGACGCTCGCGTAACCCAGGCGTTTCCAGTGATACGCCATGATCTGGAACGCGCCCCAGCTCGCGGACTCGTAAGCGGATGCCGCGTCGATGCGCGCCGCAGTGTCGAGCCGCACGTATTCGGCGGCGCCGCCCTGGTAGCCGCCGCGCTTCGGGTTGACGACGCCCGGCCATCGTGCGGCGGCAGCGTCCGCCGCTTCCCTGCCGACATTCGCGACGAGCCGCTGATACATGACGTGCCGCTCGAACAGAATCTTCGGCCGGCCGTCGTCCAGAAAGCCGACGCCGCGGGACTCAACTTCATTGACAGCTCGCACGCACGCGAGCGATACGCCGAGCGTCGCGGCCGCGCGCGCGAGGTCGGCGTCCGTCAGGTGCTTAGGGTCGCGCTGCCCGCTGGCGAGCACCCGGTACGTCTTCGGGCCGGCGATGCCGTCGACGACGAGACCCGCGGCCGCCTGCAACGTCTGGACGGCTCGCTCGGTCTGTTCGTCGTAAAGATGCGATACGTCGACCGGGTAGCCGGCGCGCACGAGGCGCTGCTGCAGCAGTCCGACTTCCGCGCCGTGATCGTTGAATCGAAGGATGTTCACGCTTCGTCACTCCGTAGAAGGCGCGCGACGTTGCCGCGCGCGAGGTACACCAACACGGCGAGCAGAACCGCGAGCGCCGCGTGAAAGAAGCCGGTCGGCTTCGGATGAAACAGCAGCTCGATCGCCGAGCCGCCCGAAATCGCGACGATCACCCAGGCCGCCCACGCGACGTGGAAGCGATGCCGCGCGCCGTTCTTGCGGTAGGTCAGCACGCGCACGATGACGGCCAGGTGCGCGGCGAGCGCGACGAGTGCGGACGAGACATGCACGTCAGTCTCCCTTGCGAAACAGCGCGAACAGGTCCATGCCCTTCACGCGCTCGATCAGCGTGAGCGTGACCGCGATCACGAGCGCGGCCGCGAAGAACGCGGCGACGCCCGTCGAGCGGATCGGCACGGCGTGGATGATTTCAGGTGCGGCGAGGTAGCCCATCACGAGCGAGATGAGCATGTACGCGGCGCGCTTCGCGAGGCCGAGGTCTTTCGACGTGACGACGACGAGCGCCGCGCCCGCGAACGCGCCGATTAGCGCGTCGCCGTCGACGCCCGGCGCGATGCCGGCGAGGCCGACCGCGGCGAACAGCGCCGCGGCCGAAGAAGTGTTCGGTTCAGCCATTCATTCGGCTCCGGTCAGTCAAACAGTTGCAATAGCGGCGTGGTCGTCTCGATCGCGCGGCGCTCGGGCATCTCCACGACGGTTCCCATCGGCAGCACCACGCCGAGCTCGGCGAGGCCGGGGTTCGCTTCGAGCACGGCTTCAACCGTGCCCGCCGTGCTGCCGTAGTGCCTCCAGCACAGCGCGTCGAGCGTCTCGCCTTGCAGCGCCGCGATCTTCATTGCCCGAGCGCCTGCCCGTCGCGATCGAACAGGCCGAGCACGCGCGGCTTGAGCCGGGCTCGCCGGCGCGCGATCACGGCGGCTCGTATGGCCGCCTCCGCGCCGGTGCGATCCGAGCAATAGGCAATCTCAAGCCAGAACAGGCCAGCGACGCGCTGCTGCACCTGGCACGCGCCGGCGCAGAACAGCTTCCCGCCGCGCACGCGGGACTGCGCGAACTGACGAATGCGGTACAGGGGGCGGGCCATCAGATCAGTTCCACCGTCGAGCGCGCCACGCCGAGGATGTCGCTGATCGCCCATCGCGCGGCGCGGCGTGCGTCGTCGACCGTCGCGGCCAGATCGGCCGCGACCTGGCCGCCGCTCTTCGTCGTGTCGTAGCCGCGGTACTTCTCCGTCACGTCCGCGTGCGTCAGGTGGTACACCGCGCGCCGGTAGCGGGCCACGTGTGCCGATTCGCCATCGATGCGCGGCGCCGGCACGTCGGCGAGCGTCGCCGCGCCCGCCGCGCGCTGCCGGGCGCGCCACGCGGCGAGCTCGTCGTTCACGGTCAGCAGCGCGTCGCGCGCGGCGTGCCGCAGCCGCTCGGCCGTCACGGTGCCGTCCAGGCGCATCGCGTCGCGCAGCGCGGACAGATCGATGTCCGGGAAGAAGCCGTCGTTCGTCAACGTGCCTTCGATCGGCGTCGCCGCGACGGCGGGCGCGGCGGTGGCAACAAAGCTGTTCATGGTCGGTTCGCAATGAGGTGGCGGTGGACCGGCGCACAAGGCCCGTGACCGTCAGGCGTAGGGCCTGGGCGCCGGTGCCGCCATGCCGAGGTGGGCTCTTTACTTGCCGTCGGCGCCGTCGCCCCGACGGCCCGCGGCTTCGACCTGCTTCGTCAGCCGGTCGATGTCCTTTTTCACGCCGACGCGATCGTTCAGCGCGACCGCGCGGCGCAGATAGTCGAGCGCGCGCGCCGGCGCGGCGGCCTGCGTCGCGTAGCCGAGCGCCTTGTACAGCTTCGCGCGTACCTGGTCGTGCATGTCGGCTTCGCGCGTCAGATCGTCGACGAGCTCGAGGCTCGCCGCGTCGAACGTCTCGCCGTCGAGGAACGACGACAGCGCGGCGTCGGCGAACTGCTCGGCGACGAGCGACGCGAGCGAGCGCTCGAACTGGTCGGGCAGCGTGAGCCCGTTCGAGAGCGCGTAGGCCGCGATCGCGAGCGCGCCGTCGAAGTCGCCGGCGTCGATGCGCCAGACCATCACCGTCACGAGCACGTCGTCCTGCGCGCCGCGGCCGCCGCTCAACACGCCCGCCACATAGTCGGCGTACTCCGGCAGCAGCTTGCGTTTCAGCTCGATCTTCCGCTCGATCGACTGAATGCCCTTGAGCGCGCGGCGGTCGGCCGCGAGCTTCGCGAGCATCAGCTCATAGGCGGTCGCGCCCTTCATCGTCGCGCCGGGCGACGCGGCGGCCGCCGCGCGCGCGGCCGAGACGCGATTGAAGTGTGCGCGGGCGGGCGTGTTGATCGTCATGCCGCCGCCAGTTCGATGTTTTCGGCCACGCAGCCGCAACCGAAGTCTTCGACCACGTAGGCGTCGTTCGACGATTCGTAGTTCTCGATGCGGTCGCGTTCCGGCACTTCCTTCAGCGTGCGCCGGCGCGCGCCTTCCTGGTAGTAGATCGACAGATTTGACAGCTTCGTGACCATCAGCGCGCGCTTCGGGAAGAACGGCACGCGCACGGCCGGCAGATTGCCGATGCGCTTCTGGCTCACGATCAGATCGGCCGCGAGCCGCTCGGTCGGCGCCTGCGTCGCGTTGACGATCGGGAAATACTTGTCGTGCAGCAGCTCGCGGCCGCAGATCACGACGAGGCCCGTGTCTTCCTGGAACCACGGGTCGATCATCGACGACACGATATCCATCACGAGCGCGTCGAGGTTCTCGTAATCGCCCGCCTTGCCGACGAGCACCTTGCCGGCCTGCTTCGCGCCTTCGTGCAGCACGCGCTGCGCTGCGCGCTCGCGGTACTGTTGCAGCCAACCGATGTTCACGTCCTGCAACAGCGGGTTTGCCTGACGGTCAGTCGTCGCGGCCGCCTTCACGCCGTTCCAGCCGATCATGATGCGATCGAGCGCCCCCTGGTTGAGGATCACGTCGCGGATGCGCTGCTGGAAGTCGGCGAACTTCGCCCACATGTCGAGCTTGCGATACGGAATCGCCGTGTCGTAGTCGGTCTTCTCGCAGCGGTAGCGGTTGCTGTCGAGCGCCGTCGGGTCGATCGGTTGGCGTGCGGCCTTCGTCGTGTCGGTGCGGCTCGCGATCGGGCCGGACACGGACAGGCCGAGCTTTTCGCCTTCGAGCTCGGTCACGGGCAGCACGTTGATGCGCTTGAGAAACTCGCTCGATTCCTGCATCTTCGTTTCGAGCCGCTGTTGCACGGTCGGCTCGACCGCGAATTTCTTCGACACGTCGCCCGTGTCGTTCAGCTTGGCGATTTGCGCGGCGTACTTTTCATATGCCTGGCGCGTTTCCTTCCTCATCGGGAAATTCTCCTGTGTGGTGTGCGGGATGGGTCAGCAGTCGGTCACGAGCTCGCCCGTCGAGCCGGTCGACGGCGGGCGCTGCGGCGCGCCGTTGTCGGTGTTCGACAGCTTCTCGGTCAACGCTTCGACGGCGGCGAAGGCTTCATCGGCACGCTTCTTCGCGTCGGCCGCGGCGCCCGTCGCGCTCGTGACAGCCGTGCTCAGCGTCGCGACTTCGCGGCCCGTGTGGTGCGCATGGATGGCGACCCGCTCGACCGCTTCGCGCACGTCGGCGAAGCGCTCGTCGTCGTTCTCGCGGTTGCGGGCGAACAGGCCCTTTACCCATTCCTTGAGGCCGGCCGTTTCGGCCGCGCCTTCGAATTCGATCGCCGTCTCGCACGCGGGCGTATAGAGGTTGTTCGAGCGCTTCGCGGCGAATTGCAGCGCTTCGGTGCCGAGGCTCGCCGGGTCGTCGGTCGCCGCGAGCCCGACGAGATACGCCTCGCCGATGTCGGCGAAGTCGGGGTTGATCTCGATCGACGTGAAGAGCTTCTGGCGCTTCTTCGACAGCGCGACGAGCTCGTCGGTCGGATCGATCTGCGCATACAGCGCCATCTTCCCTTTCAGCGGGCCGTCTTCGATCTCGGCTGCCTTCAGCGCGATCACGTCGCCATACGCGCCGAACGGGTTGTTCGCCGACAGCGGCGCCCAGCCCTTGATGTGCTCGACGTTCACGCGTGCGCCGTACAGCTTCGGGTCGTAGTGCTTCGCCATCTGCGTGAGCCATTCACGCTTGATCTCGCGACCGTCGACGGTCGCGCCTTCCACTGCGACGCGGAAGAATTTCGTTTTGCTTGCCATAGAGAGGGTCGAACATGGTTGAGTGAGCGTGGTTCTCATGTTCGGCGTTCACGCGCCACGGCTCAATCCGCGGCGTTTGTGGGTCACGCGGGTACAGCGCGCTGCGCGTGCTCGCGCGCACGCGGCGGCCTACGCTTGGCCGCATGCTCGAAACTACGGACCCTCATCAGCTCGAAAACGACGTGCGCAAGGTCGCGCGCACGCTCTATTGGCAAGGCTGGCGCATCGCGTCGATCGCCCGCCATCTCGACGTGAAGCCCGCGACCGTCGCGTCGTGGTGCCGCCGTGAAAAGTGGAAGGATGCAACGCCCGTCGAGCGCATCGAGGCATCGCTCGAAGTGCGCATGATGGTGTTGATTGCGAAGGAGAAGAAGGACGGCGCGGACTACAAGGAAATCGATCTGCTCGGCCGTCAGGTCGAGCGGCTCGCGCGCGTGCGTAAGTACGACGAGACGGGGAAGGAATCGGACCTGAACCCGAAGATTGCGTCGCGCAACGCCGGCCCGAAGCGCCGCGCGCCGCGCAACGAAATCAGCGAGGAACAGCACGAGCGCATCATCGAAGCGTTCCGCGATTCGCTGTTCGACTATCAGAAAGTCTGGTATCGGAACGGCGATCAGCGCACGCGCAACATCCTGAAATCGCGGCAGATCGGCGCGACGTGGTACTTCGCGCGCGAGGCGCTCGTCGACGCGCTCGACACCGACCGCAACCAGATTTTTCTGTCGGCGAGCAAGGCTCAGGCGCACGTCTTCAAGCAGTACATCACGCAGTTCGCGCGCGACGCGGCCGACATCGAGCTCACGGGCGATCCGATCATCTTGCCGAGCGGCGCCACGCTGTACTTCCTGGGGACGAACGCACGCACCGCGCAGTCGTACCACGGCAACTTCTACTTCGACGAATACTTTTGGGTTCCGAAGTTCCGCGAGCTGAACAAGGTCGCCTCCGGCATGGCGATGCACAAGCGCTGGCGCAAAACGTACTTCAGCACGCCGTCGAGCGTCACGCACGAGGCGTACGCGTTCTGGAGCGGCGCGCACGCGAATCGCGGCCGCGCCGCAGGCGAGCGCATCCAGATCGACACGAGCCACGAAGCGCTCGTGCGCGGCATGTTGTGCGAGGACGCGCAGTGGCGGCAGATCGTGACCGTGCTCGACGCGATGGCGGGCGGCTGCAACCTGTTCGACATCGACGAGCTGCGCCGCGAATACAGCGCCGAGGAATTCGCGAACCTGTTGATGTGCCACTTCATCGACGATTCGCTGTCGGTGTTCAAGCTGTCGGACCTGCAACGCTGCATGGTCGACTCGTGGGAGGAATGGGCGGACGACTTTTCGCCGCTGCTGCTGCGGCCGTTCGGCCATCGCGAGGTGTGGGTCGGCTACGATCCGGCGCTCACGGGCGACTCGGCGGGCCTCGTTGTCGTGGCGCCGCCGCGCGTCGACGGCGGCGCCTTCCGCGTGCTCGAACGCCACCAGTTCCGCGGCAACGATTTCGAGGAACAGGCCGCGGCGATCGAAGCGATCACGCGTCGCTACAACGTCGGCTACATCGCGATCGACACGACGGGCATGGGGCAAGGCGTCTACCAGCTCGTGTGCAAGTTCTTCCCGGCCGCCGTCGCGCTGAACTACTCGCCCGACGTGAAAACCCGCCTCGTGCTCAAGGGCCAATCCGTCGTCCGTAACGGCCGCCTGCAATTCGACGCGGGGTGGACCGATCTGGCCGCCGCGTTCATGGCGATCAAACAGACGATGACGGCGAGCGGCCGTCAGGCGACCTACACCGCCGGCCGCACCGACGAGACGGGCCACGCCGACCTGGCGTGGGCGTGCCTGCACGCGATCGACCGCGAGCCGCTCGCCGGCGGCGGCATTCATTCATCTTCATTCACGGAGTTTTACGCATGAGCAAGCGCCGATCGCGCGCGCCGCGCACGTTCGCGGCCGCGCCCAATCCGAGCGCCGGCAGCGCCGCGCCGGCGCGTGCCGAGGTCTTCACGTTCGACGAACCGACGCCCGTCATGAACCGGGCCGAGATTCTCGATTACGTCGAGTGCTGGTCGAACGGCGAATGGTTCGAGCCGCCGGTCAGCTTCGCCGGCCTGGCGAAATCGTTTCGCGCGAGCACGCACCATAGCTCGGCGCTGTTCTTCAAGGCGAACGTGCTCGCGTCGACGTTCCGCCCGCACCGCTGGCTGTCGCGGCACGCGTTCGAGCGGTGGGCGCTCGACTTCCTGACGTTCGGCAACGGCTATCTGGAGCGTCGGCGGAATCAGCTTGGCGGCACGCTGCGGTTCGAGCCCGCGCTCGCGAAGTACGTACGGCGCAAGGCCGATTTCAGCGGCTTCGTGTACGTGAACGGCTGGCAGGACCGGCACGAGTTCGAGCCCGACAGCGTGTTCCAGCTCGTGCGGCCGGACATCAATCAGGAAGTCTATGGCCTGCCCGAGTATCTGAGCTCGCTGCACTCGGCCTGGCTGAACGAATCGTCGACGCTGTTCCGGCGCAAGTATTACGAGAACGGCAGCCACGCCGGCTTCATCCTGTACATGACGGACGCCGCGCAGAAGCAGGACGACGTGGACAACATGCGCGACGCACTGAAGAACGCGAAGGGGCCGGGCAACTTCCGCAACGTGTTCATGTACGCGCCGGGCGGGAAGAAGGACGGCATCCAGCTCATTCCCGTGTCCGAGGTCGCCGCGAAGGACGAATTCTTCAACATCAAGAACGTGACGCGCGACGATCTGCTCGCCGCGCACCGCGTGCCGCCGCAGCTACTCGGCATCGTGCCGAGCAACTCGGGCGGGTTCGGCACGCCGGATACCGCCGCGCGCGTATTCGGGCGCAACGAAATCAGGCCCCTGCAGGCCCGCTTCGCCGAGCTGAACGACTGGCTCGGCGATGAGGTGGTGGCGTTCGACGATTACGAGATTCCGCCGGCGCCGGTCGCGGCGTAGCGCAATCGACATTTCCCTTTCGTGCGGTAGGGCCGCGCACCGGGGCAACCGGGCGCGGCCCCCTTTTTACGGTTCACGAGTTTTGAATCGCGCCGCGCGGCCAGACATGTCGCGTTGGTGTGCCAGTCGACGCCATCGGCCCGGCGAGCGAGCGTCGTTTGCAAACTCGATCGCCCTTTTTATTGGACGTGGAGATCAGGTCAACAGCGGATCGGTAAGGTATGGATGTCGATCGCACAAGAGTATCGTTTGACAGCTATCTCAAATATAGACTTGGGATTGTCTTAAAGCTTCGCTGACCTTTCCATTTATCTCGAAAATTCGAGGTGAAATTATCTGATGTTCTGATTACGCCACTCCCACTTAAAATGGTAGTTGTTAATATTTTTGCAGCAACTATGCTTGAGTTGCGGCGGTGGAGATGAGGTCGCAACGCAATGACTCTATTTATTACTGACTTTAAGGGGATTAAAAGTGAGTGACGAACTTGAGAAAGGAAGTTCGATTGATATCAGCATCCTGATTGCAATCAATACTGAGGCAATCCTTAACAGATCCTATCCAGTCAGCAAGGAAAAAACTCGTCCGACCATGATTGATCACGACCATCAGTTTATGATTTGTTATGATCCGCGCGGCAAGGTGACGGGACAAGGTAGTGGGGATTTGGTTATTCCTGCGCGGCGAATGGATCAGGTTTCATTTTATGCAACATCCTTGCACAACGACTCGGACAATGCGGTAATTTTGTATAATCTGGTGCATCAAAGTGGTGATCACGTTCTTGATCTGAAAAATCTTTCCAGTCGAACCTTCCAGCGCAAGAGGGCGGCAGAGCCGAATCCCGATTCAAGTGATGGATTGCCGGCGGTCCACGTTCCTCGAGATTTTCACTTGATTGATACCAGGGTTACGGGCAGTGGAAAGGAAGACTACCTTGTATATTTTGCACTTTATACGCTTGATGATGACGGAGAGACTCAAAGCCTACGCGGTTATTATGGCTGGGATCCGACGATTAAAACTTTAGGTTAAAGGTGTCGCTCGGGAACGCGTGGATTGGAAGTGCACGGGAATCGAAACTGATTCCCGTATTTCGTCCGCGGTCAGCGACGTTATACGTTGTCGCTTCACGTGGGCGCCACCAACACGTCAAGAAGCAGCACAGGGGTATATTTTGCATCGTACGGCGGCGGTTGCTACCGGAGCCGTGGCGCGGTCCCCCTCCTCGCCCGCGGTCTTTCTTGATGGGGCAGTTTTCATGCACTGCGCGGCTGCGGCGCGCGCGCCTACTGGCGCGGGCTTCGCGCGATTTCGCATGGTGGCAAATTCGTGCGTTTTGATGCACTTCGATGCGGGCTATTGCAGCCAGACTGGCAACTCGGTTGAGCGGCCGGCAGGCAACTACAGGTTTGGCTCGATATCAGCGAATGGCGATGGGAAAATACGTCGTGCCACGAAGTTCCCGACTATCTCGACTCCCGGGAAATGTTCGCCAAGCCTGCGGTTTGCGGCTACATAATGGGCACCGGTCGTCAGCATGTCATCGAAAAGGAAGATCACACCAGGCGGAGCGGTCGGTTTGCCGGCCTGCGCGTCGAAAGCCAGTTCCTGGTAAAGCTCATCAGGCGTCGGCCGTACTTGCTGCGAGTTACTGGCAGCGTATCGGCCACTAAATGACAAACAATCGCGGATATCGAGCGCCACACCGGTGCGCCGCGCAATGCCGTGCAGGATGTGCACCATTCGCGAGTCGTACATGGCGTCAGTTCGCGCTTTCGACGGCGGGACCGGAATCAGGCAGACGCGAAACTGTGACTGTAGATTGTTCCAATGCCAAAACCGCGCGAACGCATCCGAGACCTGTTGAATTGCTGCGACTTTGTACCGCCAATCGTACTGCTCTCGGCGGTCCATCTTTTTTTTCAAGTTGCTTATTAGCTGATTGGTTGTCGAATAGTCCCAATTCTTGCCATCGGTGTGTTCGTAGGGCGTATATTCGCCCCAAAAAAAACAGCGCGCACCTTGGGGCAGGTGCGCATGGTCGGGATATTCGAGCGTACTAACCTCTGTCAGCCGCTGTGGCATCGGCGAGTGAGCCATAGTCACATCAACTCGCGTTTAATGTCGTCGAATTCGCGGACTCGGATTGCGCCGAGCTTTTCGTACTTGTGAGGCCAGGTAATCGCCGGGTTATTGAAATTGCTTTCAAGAATGAACAGCTTGCGTCCTTGGTTCAGGGCGGCTTGCGCTTGTATCAAGGTTCCAGACGTCTCACCAGCTTCGATGATCACGGTAGCTTGCGTTAGCGCGGACATCGTTTTGTTGCGTTCTGGGAAAAAGAACCGGTTCCCCTTCCACGTTTGGCTGAGATAGCGCAGCACTGGAACTTGGCTTACTACCAGATATTCTTCGGCGATCTTGCGTTGTAGCTCAGCATTCTCTCTCGGGTAGACCTCAGAAATTGGCGTTCCGATCACTGCAATCGTACGTCCACCATATTCAATTGCAGTCTGGTGGGCAATAGTATCAACGCCTTGGGCGAGCCCTGACACCACGGTAAAGTCGTGGCGGACGAGTTCCCGAACGAGCTTCCGTGTGCGAGCTGCGCCTTCTTCTGAGACCTTTCGGGTGCCTACCACAGCTATCCGCCGTGGCGACTCCGCCAGATCCCAAGATCCGAGGAAATAGAGGACCTCGATAGGTTCTCTGGCATCACGTAGCCCTGCGGGATAGTCCTGTGTTCCATTGATGCGGACCCCAAATCGCCGGATGCCGCTCTTGGCGAAGTGTTCCATGACCTCGCTCGCCGCTTGCGCGGCTACTTCTACGTCGACCAGATCAGACGGTAGCGTTCCGGGGTTCGCTTCGAAGAGCTCGGCGAGTCGCTTGGTGCTGCTGGCCGGCTGTTGCCAGAGGTGTTCGTAAGCGCCGATCTCGATGTGAGTATTGACAGGTTTGCTTTCCAGGAACTCAAGCCAGTTGCTCAT